GTTTCTTCTCATCTTTAAACTCACCCAAGTATTCATGAACCATACTATTCAAAGAGTATGAATATCTATTTTCATCTATCAATGCAGCGGCAACCATAGTATCTCTTATATTTCCTTTAACTTCTATTCCTAAAGTGCTCAACCAACCGATGTCATACTGAGCATTATGAAATATTTTATCTATGTTTTCGTTTTCACAAACATTCTTGATATAATTAACCACTTTATCATGATCTAAATTACCACCTCCCACATGTTTTATAGGATAGTAAGCAGTAAAATCACCAGTAGAAATGGCTATGCCAATAACATAGCCATCGTTTCTAGGCCAACCTGGTCCCATTTCCATCAGGTTGGTATCACATGTTTCTAAATCTATAGCGACAGCTTCATATCTATCTAATGTCGGGTACTCTGTCGGGGGTGCCCAATTAGAGTGAACTATCGTTTCTTCTTCAAACAGTGTCTTCGTCATCGTAATTTATTTCTCCTGCAATCGCCATGTATCCCGCAGCGTCTACATAGTCATCTGCATTAAACTTTCCGGAAGACATCCTGGCCACTTTCAATAATGCCATCATAATAGCAACATCTCCAGCGTTTACTTCGTAAACACCTTTTAGCTTGTGGTCTAGGTGCGCAGTCCATAGTTCTGCTATTTTAACATGTGTTCTAAATAAATCACCATGTTCTTTAGCCCTGTCACCTGTTACTAAATCAGATGCCTTTGCTAGTATTTGTTCTTTCTTCATCATATTAAAAAACCTCCTTCTCTTTGTGGTTGTACTATGTGTAAAGATTTCTTTGCTCTAGTAGATGCAACATAAAAAACCCTGCACTCATCATCAGGATTTTGTTCCATTGCTTCTTGTGATTTTTTAGATAGATCCGTTAACAACATTACATTGTCAGCCTCTCCACCTTTAGCACCATGAATAGTGCTAAGATTAATCTTAGGTTCTCCTACATAAAAAGATTTATTTCTTCTTTCGATACACCTAAGAAACTCTTTGTCTCTGTTACCTATCTTATCAAAGGCAACATCCCAGGGTCTATTAGCAACTAATAAACCATGATCTCTTACAAGATTATTCATAGTGAAATGCTCTTGTTCATGAATATCTTTTAATGATTTATGTCCATGTTCAATACCAACTTTACTAGATATAAAAGAATAAACATCTCTGAGTTGTGATGACTCTATTTCTTCTCCATCACATAATTTTTTCCATGACCATACAGCGTTTAATAATTTTTTTGATATTGGTAAAACACCATTCTTTTTATATATAAGTCCAAGATCTCTAACATTTCTTTCTAAATCTTCTAATAAATAGTTAGTCCTGGCCAGGATCAACCACTCTCCATTTTGAATATCAACACTCTCTGGATAAGCGTGATAGTTTGTTTCACCTTCTTCTTCAGTACCAAACCATTGTTTGTTTCTTCTGTTCTTGACTCTAGATATTATATTATTAGATAAAGCCTGTACTGATCTTGGGCACCTGTAAGATTTATTTAGTGTTTGAACTTCACCACTCATGTTTATAAAATGCTCTACATCTGCACCATTCCATCTGTATATGGCTTGATCATCATCACCACATACATATGTCATTTTACTATTTTTTGATAACTTGTTAACCATTAGCCATTGAAGAGCACACAAATCCTGTGCTTCATCTATAAATAAAACCTCAAATTTTAACTCTGGACCTGACTCAATAAACAACTCTATCATGTCAGTAAAATCAAAAACTTCTTTTTTTCTTTTAAATTCCTCCAATGCATTTTTCGTTCTCAATAATGCGTGCCAGGACACATCCAAGTTAGATTGATTGTAATGCTCTTCTAATTTTAAACATTTCATTCTAGATAAATTAACTTCGTTGATTAGAATATTATCTGTGGTTATACTGCCATTCATATCATCTGCGTCTATCACATAACCTAAATCTAAACCAAAAGATTGAGCAAACTCTTTGTATGAATTTTTACCCATGATCTCTGATTTATTCAAACCCAGTTCATTAAAAGCCAATGAATGTAATGTCCTAAAATAAGGTAGTTGTTGATCTTGTAATTTAAATTTTTTAATGGCTCTCTCCTTTGCCTCAACTGCAGCTTTCTTTGTAAAAGCAAAAAATCCTATACGATCAGGTGGTGTGCCTTTTGCTAATTCTTGTTCTACTAAATTTAACAAAGTAGTTGTTTTCCCGGTGCCAGGAGGTCCTAGGATTATCTTGGTTTTATTGTGCATTTACCCTCCTTATCTACGAATAAAAATTCTACTTTTAATCTTTTTTGTTCCAATGTGAGCATTCTATTTATTTTAGTTCCAGGTCTAAACTTTGCTTTTTTAGATCTGTAGCTAACTGATTTAACATCAAACAATCTAATAGCGCCTTTTTCATTAATGGCTATTATATCAACTGGTCCTAAGCCATATAAATTGTGAAACACAAAATATCCTTTTGATAATAAATACAACTTTGCCCACTGCTCTGTCCACATTCCTAGTTTTAATTTTTTAGAAGGGCGTTTCATCTAACTCCTTAATATCAAATTCTGAGTCTTGTTGTTGATATGCCGGTATCACCCAAACATTAACACCCCTACCTTTGATTTTGAAAAACTCACTATGACCACCTATCTCTCTTATCCTAGCAATTATTTGTCCTGTATTTAAATGTGTAAATTTATTTCTAGTTAGATAGTCCATTAAATCTTTTAATCTAAAATATGTTTTACCATCTTCTGTCCATGGTTTTCTAAGTAATAATTCTTCTTTGTTTAACGCCTGCGCCCGATCAGTACAAAACTCCTGGAGGTAAGTCTCAAACTGACCAGACACAGATCCATCACGTGACACCTTGATAACGGTTGCGTTATCCATTAGTATTTGGAGTGTCTCCTGCCACTGTGATTCTTTCATCTTCGGAGGCATCTTTCTCAAATATTCCATGCATTTTCTTTGGAACTTTGTTTGTATTTGTAGTTCCTCCGTAGAAAACTCTAATCTATTATCATTAACATCTAAAAACCAAACGACTGGATCAGATAATTGAACAGTCATAGCACCAAACTCTGGAGTATTCTCACTAGAACCTATTCCAAATTTTCTAGTTCTACATACTTTTGAATTACAAAAAGAATTTATTGGTGCATCCTTACATCTAAAATTATAATCTTTTTTATCTAATTGTTTTATTACAGTTATAACTTCATTAGCTGCCAAAGGTGGTGACATGAAATTTCTATTGTGATCCTCTAAAAGACTTTGCCAATTGTCGGGATCAAACTTTCTAAGATAGACACCTATGTTAAACAATCCATTGTTCCTGGTACCTTCAGGAAAACCTTGAGTGCAAAGTTGTTGTAAACAGGGTGGACCATCCTTTATGACCTCTCCGGGTATCTGTATTGCAATATCGTCAATTGTTTCTTTAACATAAAGATTGTACATATTCACAAACTCCACCAATGAAGCAGCTGTACCATCATCCTTATAAGCATACCTTGTTGTCTCTTTATGATTGTAATAAGGTAAGTTTAAAAAATTACCAAGATCTCCTTTTTCTATTAGGATGCTTGATTGTTTTGGAAATATTTCAGCGGAAGAATATCCTAGACATGATGCAACCTCTCTCAATTTGTGCCTTATATCTTTTGCAGGGACAGGTTTACTAAAAAACAAAAATATATGTAGCCCACCACTCTTTGATCTACAGGGTATCAAGGGTAAACTTAATTCTCTAACTTTATGAATAATTTTTTTATAATCTATAGGGTATTGATCTATATCAATACAACCCCATTTGGCTTTATTATCAGCCATGATAGGAATAATACCCAGGGATGGACCTACACCATTAAGGTGGTTGTCCCATAGCTCCTCGGTAACAAGTTCTCTTACTATGTAAGATTTACCCTCTTGTTTACCATCGGCTCTCTTTCCTTCGGATTGATGTTGACCATAGGCAACGTCCAAACCCTGGTATATTTTTTCAAAGACTTCTCTCACTAAACCTCCAGTTTAAGTGTAGACTAATTAAAACGGTATTTTACTATCGTCTTTTGTCTCTTGAGGTTGAGTTAAGTTGTCTTTTGTTGGAGCGACAGGCTCCTCTGGTTTAGCCTCAACTTCACCACTAGACGCAGCTTTTGCAAATGATTTTGCTTGTTCGTAAATAGCTGTGTCCTCGACCATTTTGTCCAATTCGATATTGTAACCGAACCAACTACCTTGATCGTTTGATTCACCAACAGTTGTGAGTTTATACATAAAAGCATAAGAAGGCGGAGTAAACATTCCTTTTGCTCCTTGTATTTTTCTAGATAGCATCAAGCTATTCCATCTTCTACTTTTTTTAAGTTGTGTAGATGTCATACTCACTACGGCATTTTGAGGCCCGCTACCCGTCATTACAACCACATAATGATAAGCAGTTGTAGCAACATAGTTTCCATTAGGAAGGACATCTTTATTTCCTTCTTTCATGGTTTTACCTAAAATACCACTCTCGGCACTGTGAACTTGTACTAAGCCACCACCTTTTTCTCTAGGCACCCATTCAACATATTTAAGGTGATAGTAAGAAGGTAGTACCAGGATGTGATCAGAGAGTTCTTGTGTAACAGTATTAAAAAACTGTCCTGCTGTTGCTCCCTGAATAAACTCAGCCTTAGTTTTATTAACTTGTGGCGAGTTTGGTTGTAAAATATTAATGTAAGGGATCGCTAAATCTCTTTGTGCATCAATATTTCCAAAACCACTAGCTGCATGAGAGTCTGCCTCCAACGTTGCTAATGGCATTACAGATGTTTCTTTTTTCTTCTGTACTTGTTGCGCTTGGTTCATATATTTCTCCTATTTTTTTATCGTTGTTTTTTGTCCTATGAAAGCTCCTAACAAATCCATTGGTATATCTTTACCACTTTCATGTAGTTCTTTCACAAATGCGCGAAGGGTGGAAGGTTCTACCCATTCGCGTTGTGAGGATGCATATCCATTCTTTGTTAGAGTGTCTATTAATCCTCGAGCTTTATCATCTTCATTCCTTCCAAAGCTACAAGAGACCTGGTTCTTTATTAAATCACCATATCCGTTGTTCCTAAACCAACTAAAAGCTGCCTCTTTTTTATCTTCTTTTATGGAGGCACCATAATAGTTAGAAACTTTTAATTGTCTGCCATCATGTAATTTTAATTCTGACAAACCAACTTCTGCAAAAAGACTAGGTAAAACATTTTCAGATAAATGTTTTCTGTCTTCTTTTTTAAATTTAATTTGTGTTTCTAAATGTTCAATCTCAGCGTCCATGTCTGCAATATCATTTGCAACAGCGCCTATCTTTCCCATAGTATCCATACTATGTTGAGAGGTTTTTTCTACGGAAGTGTCCTCTTCCATCTTTTTTAATAGTTCATTCATTCTAGCCTCTTATGTCTATTTCTATAGAGTAATAAGTTTTTTCATCTCGATCCCATTTCAGAACTTTAAACTTACCACGATTAATTTCACTTGCAACTGCGCAGGCAACACCAATAAGTGTAGGATCTCCCATCAATAACAAGTAGTCGTCATCACTAAAGTTTTTTAACTCTTGCTTTAGTTTGAAAGTTAAAGGACCAGCAGATAACACAATCTGTTTATTGTCTGGTAACATAACTTTTAAATCACCAAACTTTTCAGCAGATCTAACATTTCTGCCCATCTCTTGTATTATATATACTGTGCTCATCTTTTCTTCTTTCTTTAATTCTTGACAAGAAGATATTTATATTTTACAAATTGTCAAGTAGAAAGAATTAGAATGTACAAATTTAAAACTGAGCCTTACAAGCATCAGAGAGATGCACTAGAAAAATGCTGGGATAAACAAGCTTTTGCAATATTTGCAGAGATGGGCACCGGCAAAACTAAAATAGCATTAGACAATGCATGTATACTTTACAATCAAAATAAAATTAGAAAGTTACTAGTTGTGGCTCCCAAAGGAACTTACATGAATTGGGTAGAATCAGAAATTCCAACACATGTTCCCGATTACATAGAGAAAAAAGTTTTAGCGTGGTCGCCTTTGATGACTGCTAAAAATAAATCTAAATTGAATGACATGACAAAACCAGATTATGAATTTAGAATTATGGTTATGAATGTTGAGGCTTTCTCTACTAAAAAAGGAAATGATTTTGCTAAATTATTTTTGATAGGTAGATCTATGTTGATTATAGATGAGAGCACCACAATAAAAAATCCCCAGGCCAAAAGAACAAAACATATTTTATCTTTATCAAAAGAGGCAACATATAGAAGAATATTAACAGGATCTCCGGTAACACAATCTCCCATGGATCTATGGTCACAAATGGATTTTCTTGATCCTGAGATATTAGATCAAACTAGTTTTTATGCATTTAGAACAAGATATGCTGTGATGATTTCTTCCACAGCTGCAGGTGGCACACACAAATATCAAAAGATTGTTAAATTTAAAAATTTAAAAGAACTTGGAGAAAAGGTAGCTCCTCACTCTTACAGAATATTAAAAAAAGATTGTTTGGATTTACCTGACAAAGTTTTTCAGAAAAGAATAGTAGAACTTACAGATGAGCAAACAAAAGCCTATGAAATGATGAGGCGTAATGCAATAGCTATTTTAAATGGAGAGGCTATGTCTGCTCCAAATGTTTTAACTCAATTGATTAGATTACATCAAATAGTTTGTGGTCACATGAAAACTGATGAGGGTAATATGATTGAATTGAAAAGTAATAGAATAAATGAATTGATGAACATACTAGATGAAACATCAGGTAAGGTGATTATCTGGGCAAATTATATAAACGATATAAAAGCAATTAAAAAAGAAATTCAAAAAGAATATGGATTTGATTCTTGTTGTACTTATTTTGGAGAAACAAAAACTGAGGATAGGCAAATTTGTATTAACAAATTTCAAGATCCTAATTCTAGCATAAGATTTTTCATAGGAAACACACAAACAGGAGGATATGGCATTACACTAACTGAAGCCAACACTGTTATTTATTACTCTAATAACTATGATTTGGAAAAAAGAATGCAATCAGAGGATAGAGCACATAGAATAGGTCAAAAGAATAAAGTTAATTACATTGACTTAGTAGCACCTAAAACAGTTGATGAAAAAATCATAAAAGCCTTAAGGAATAAAGTTAATATTGCAAAAGAGATTAGTGGAGAAGAACTTAGTGAGTGGATATAAACTAAAACATTTGGACTTGTTCAGCGGAATAGGTGGTTTTTCTCTTGGATTAGAGGCAACTGGAGGATTTGAAACAGTTGCTTTTTGTGACTATGACTCATACTGCCAAAAAATTTTACGAAAGCATTGGCCATGGGTCACGATATATGATGATATAAAGGAGCTAAATCATGAAAAACTTAATTCAAACGGACATACTAAAATCGACATCATCACAGGAGGATACCCTTGCCAACCTTTCTCCGTTGCAGGTCGTCAACAAGGTGAAAAAGATCCGAGACACGTCTGGCCAGAGTATTTTAGACTTATCAAAGAACTCAGACCAACTTGGGTTATTGGAGAAAACGTTAGTGGACATGTTAAACTCGGTCTCGACACCGTACTCGAGAACCTGGAGAGTGAAGGTTACTCCGCAAGGACGTTTAGTATTTCAGCTTCGAGCATCGGTGCCAACCATCAAAGGGAGAGAATCTGGATTGTGGCGA